GCTTGACCCAAAAGGTAACACATGGCACTCAAAGAGATTTTAGTGTCACCATCAGCAGAACCCCAGATCCATTTTAAGTCAGCTAGGGAAAGACTCTAGTTCCTAATATTTTTACCTAATCAGCTATCTCTACGCCAATCTGTCCCATGCTTGACGCGACACACCATTGGTGGGCCCAGGACAAGCCAGTTGGTTTACATTTCGCTGTAGGATAACCTTATAGTGAAGGCTAGCACGCCAGTTACGATCTGGTCAACGGACAAAAGAAAACTAATAAGTAGTAACGGCAGTACCATAAGGTCGCCCATGATACACAGCAGCGCTAATCCTCGAAAAATCGAGGACATTGCTCTCCAAATTACCTATCGTCACTCCAGAATATGTAAATTTAATCTTGGAATCGGGCCCCGTAGCATGGCATTGCATCAACACAGTTGTGGCAGATGTATTTGAAACGGTGACCCGGGTACCAGTAGCAGAATGTAATGTAGGGGTAATCACAGGACTACCCGCTTCAGTATCAAGAACTGACATTGCTACCAAATAATAACCAACAGGTATAGTAAATTCCAATTCTGTAGTAGATGTAGTAGTAACTTGCTTAGCAATAACAGGTCCAGTGGTGGTCATGCTTGAAAAGGCGGCAATAGCTGGTGCAGCTACCTTCTGTGTCATAAATATAGCCTGTTGAGGTTGAATCAACTCAACAGTATATTCAACAATGATATCAGCAAGGTTAGCATCAGTTGCCACAATTTGATCAGCCATGACAATAATTTGACCACAGTCAATCAACTTAGAATCAACAACAGTATGCGAATTAATAAACTTCTCCTCAGGTTTAATCGGTATAGGAAACACCATACTATCCCATGGTGAAGTTTCTTGGTGATGGGTAAGATTAAAGAATTCACCTCTATCAGCAGGCAGAGGATCGGTAGAATCATAATCTATACCAACACCAATACGACCAGCAATACTTGTAGGTTGGTTACTTACAATATGGATAACCAATTTATGCATCTTATATTTATCAAAATTGGCAGCAAAAGTACTTAACCATGGAAAGGTACCACTATTGCCGGGATTGATAACATAAGAATTTGCATTAAATAACAAAGTTGTCGAATCTGAGTATATATTACCGAGAAACTCGGTATGTGATATAACCACATTCCCACTCCTGTTTGCAAATCGCGGTTTATTACGAGAAGCAATACGTCGACCAATAGAAACTGGAGCAGAGACAGACATAGACGACATAGCAGAGCTAAGCCTCTTAGCAGGTTTCTGCTGCTTAACAGTAGATTTAATATTGGTAAGACGAGCCATACGACGAGCTGTTAATTTAGATTTAACGTACTTAACCAAAGACGGAATGGATTTAGCACCCTTCTTAATGCCCAACACACACAAACTGTGTAATGTTTCCTTAGGTACTAAACTCACAAAAGGCAATTTCCTAACCTCCTTAACAGCTGAGCTACAAAGATAATCAACAAACCCTTGGTTTGAAGGTAAATAAGCCCCAACAGACTTATCCTTATATGCAACAACAGACTGTTCAGCGGAGTCAGGAAATGAAACAGTATAAGCCAGATCTGGTTTAGCTTTATCAACGGGCTTCTTGGTTAAGATTGGTCGCGAAGCTTTATTAGCGTTGAAATTTGCTGTGCGTAATGCACCCCTAACTTGTTGATCAATAAACGAGAGTGGAATACTTTCAGTTTTCTTATTTTCAACTGCGTAAGGCGAAACTTCAAAGTTCAACATGAACACATTTATATGGGATCCCTCAATATAAAGGGACTGTTCATCTTCCTACATAGTGAGCAGTGCAGTCTCTTGGCATTTACATTAGCCCATCAAATTGGATTTAGCTCATTAAAGGAAGACCCCAGATAGAGGGTGGATTTAACGAGGTAACCTTTTTCCTCGAAACAACAATCAAAGAGGAGTCTCACGCCCGGTGAACAAGCCGGGCATGGAACTGTACTTAAGGCTGGAAAAATAATTTTCCAATTCTATCTGCTCAGCGGGAGTAATGTCATACGCCATCCAAAAGGAAGCGCGAGCTTGTGGTGTAATCTCGCAGTATCCTCGCTTCATACCATCAGTCATATGGCGTAAACCCCAAGGCATACTGAGACGAAACTCAGTATTAACATTAACATTCTCAGCTCCCTTTCTTGATGATCGGATATCCCGTCCATACTCCACCATCCAACGGTAGAATTCTTGAAACACAGGCAGTCCACCAGTAAGCCTAAGCCCCCCGGTGCCAACAGCATGCATCCACCGTTGTAGCACTTTCGCATTATAAGGCTCCATCATAACACAATCTCTATCAATGGCAGTAAATGGATTACGACACATAATCCATTTCTCACCATCAAAGATAGGTTTTGTTTGACAAAACTCTATATGCTCGAATTCGGTCACTGGCTGCTCAATAGTCATATTGAAACCAAGCTCCAGGAACCAAGCAGATAAGTCATGCATAAAAGCAGACAAATCACTTTGTTCCATGATGACAACACAATCATCACCATTATTAGCCAACTGAGCAACCACACCACGCTCCAATAAGTATGCCTTGATCATCGAACACATAAGAATGCAATTACCCAAAGATGTGTTCATATCACCAGACATTCTTGTACCATTAATTCGATATTCAACAGTGCCATCAGGAGTACGACCAAAACATCGATTGTCCAATTGACAAGCCAACAGGCTTGCCAGCTGTTTCCGATGCTTGCCATAG